GTAGATGCTCATGCAGGCAAAATTTTAGTTTGTAATGACGCAGACGGTAAATTTACATTACCAACAATAGTACAATCAATAGTTCCTGCTGAACCACTTCCGTCAGCCGCCCCATCTGCACCTGCAACAGTTACAAGAAGAACTTGACCACCTACATCAATACTTCCTAATGTAGAAATAGTTTCAGTTCCTGTTGATGCTTGCAATCCGTCAGCAGGGTATTGGTTATATCCTGCCGCATTTCCGTTATCAGCACCATCGATAATGATAGCAGTTTGACCTGCATATCCCATATCAACTTTAGCATCTGTCCCTAAATCAGGATAAGCTATTTGTGCAGAGATAACTCTTGCTTCTTGCGGAAGAACTTTACTAATCGTATGAGAAGTATTTACCTCACCTGTAATTACAAGAGTAAATGGAATTGCTTGCACATTTCCACGATAGTTAGACTTTGTAACAATTCCACTATCAATTGCTGTTACTTCATTTGAAGTTGCCATATTACTATCCTCCTATTAAGCGTTTTCTTTACAAGCGATTGCGATAACTTTTTCTTCTTCCATACGCACAGCACCAAATTCGCCTTTCATGTATGCATAGTAGTTGAAACCTTTATCAGCTCTTTCGCTAACTTTAGTTGTAATATCAGGATTAACCTCAAATAAGATTGCATCCTGCACGAATGCGTATGGTAATCTAATACCTGTAGTATTAGTATCTTGCCATATGCCTGCCGTATTAACGTCAGCACTTAAGTCAACATTAATTTCTGCCGCAGTATCAGTATCAGCCGCCGCCGCATAAGGCAGAATGTTGCTGATAATAAAGTGAACACCCATGTATTCATAGATATGTCCTGCGTCTTTTTCTAATACAGATGCTCCTCTTACAGCTTTCTTGTCGAAGTCTGTAAAGTTAGCGTCATCCATAATGTCTCTCCATTGATTCCAAGAAACTTTCATACAAAGTTTTTCAGAGTCTAGGTCAACTCCTACAGCACCAAATTGTGCAATAGCAGTTAAGAACTTATCATAGTTGAATCCTGAAGTTGAAGCTCCAATATCAACATCAATAATACCTGCTTCAAATACATCTGCAACATCGGTATGTCCTGCACCGAAAGCTGTAGTTGTAAATGTATCTCCTGATTCTGATGATGAGTTAGAAGCCGCTGTTCCTAAAGCCGCCGCATCGATAAGTAAGTCTTCTTGACGAAGAAACTTATTTTTCATTGCGTTTAACTTTTGGTTACGTGGGTCTGTACCCATCTTTGATAAGTCTGCCCAATCCATAAATTGACCATCATGGTATTGAGTTCTTGTTACTTTTCTACGGCTGTATTCAATATCCGATACAGGAGAATCTCCAAATCGGTTTGTAACAGCTTGAGGAAGACCGCCACCTGATGTTCTTTGGTAGATACCTTCCTTACGGAATAAATCGCCTGTAGCCTTTTGGACGTACTGACGCATTTTACCGCCTTTGGTTTCAACAGTTTCTCTGATAGCTCTGTCATAACCAACAATATAAGTTTGTAGCAGATTGCCTGCCATAATAAACCTCCGTTATTACGTTTTAATTATTTAGTTCTGTCGGCTATGAGTATCCGCACTTACGGGTCTGCCTAATTTTAAGTTTTCACTTTCGATTATTTAACAGGCTATAGAAGGTATCTGTTATAAATCTAAAATGCTTATATAATATAAGGGTATAGCTGTCAAGTAAATTTTACGTTATTTTTTCAAGTAACGATAATCTTTCTTTAACCATAGACTTATATTTGTAATCATTTGTATCGCCATTATAGTGCATCATATTATATTCTAGCTCTTGAAGTTGGTCATTTATAGTAGCATAATTTTGCTCAACACCGCTTTCAATAATATCATCTTCACTAATTAATGGTACAACATTTTCAAATATTGCTTTAATAAACTCGACATTATTTCCTATCATAGGGTCATCTTTAAATTCTTCTAACCCAAGAAAGTCCATAACATTAGCAACTTTGCCCATATTGTATTCAAACTTATCGCCCGTCCATTCTTCACGTAAACTTTCTTCTGCTTCACGTAAAGATAATTCTGTTAGTTTATCATCTTCTGCAAATTGTTTTTCATCTGCTTCAATTTGATAATCTAATAAAGATTGAGCTTGTTTTTGATTTAATCCTATTTGATGTGCAAATTCTTTAAAAGAACTTATAGCTTCTTCATCAAGCTCTGTTCCTTCAGGATATTCTCTATCATCAAACTTGTATTCATCTTGAGAGTTAGGAACTCCCATAATTTCATTACGTTTCGATATATCGTTTGCATCTTCTGAAAACCAAAATTCTTCAGCTTTTTTGCCAATTTGGTTTTGTGCGTTAATACTACCTTTAACTAAATCTAAAGGGTTATCGTATTTGTTAAAGATAGAATGTTTACCTAAATCATCAGGTAAAGAATCTCTCCATTGTTCATTGAACTTTCCTTCATCTGTCAATATATCGAAAGACTGTTCAACAGTATCTGTTGTTTCCTCAACAGGTGCATCTACAGCTTGTTCTTCACTCATTATTACTCCTTATTTTTTATATGTTTTTTTTGCTTTTGTTTTTTTAGCAGTTTTCTTTTTTAATATTTTTCCTGCTTTTTTTGAACCATACATTTTTTTACCTCCGCATTTATGCATTTTATACTCTTTCTTGTTGTTTTTTTAAAAATAGTTCTCTTCTTTCTTTTGGAGTCATATCGTATATAGGTTTTAATTTTTTAATTTTAGAATTTTTTTTAGGTTTTTTTTGTAGCTGTTTAAATAAAGTTGTCATACTTAATCCTCCTGTATCATTGCTGATATATATCTATACAAATCTTGCAATGCATTTCTATAAACCATTTCATTAGTAGTTAAAGAACTACCTGCTTGTTCATCTATCATAGAAAATTTACGTATATCTTCTAATACTTCTTCTCCATTAGAAGAAAGAAATATTCCTCTATACGCACTAATTAATTTTTGTATTTCTTTATTGTTGTTGTTCGACATCAGGTTCATTCATTTGTTGTGCTAGTGCACTTGTTGGGTCGATAGGAGCACTTGCATCTTTAGTGGCTTTAGCCATCATTTGTGCTTTTTCAAGTTCTCTTCTTTGTGCCATTGCCGCTTGTTGTTCTTCACGTTTTTCTTCTACTTCTGAAGAATCTCTTAATGCATTCATACTAGAACTATTAGCAAACCATATTTCTCTAAATAATGCGTCAGGGTCAACATTTTGTAATGATTGTAACATTTCAGGATTTATTTGTGCTAACTCTCCAAACACTCTCATAGTATTTACTGCACCCATAGTTTCAAAAGATTTAGTTGCTAATGATAATCTTCCTACATAATCAACTTCAAATTCAGGAGATTTTTTTAATTCTTCAGGAACAGGTGGTAATAATTTTTTCTTTTGTAAAATATAATACACATGAATCATTATAGGATTAACGTGTTCTTCAATATAACGTGCAACAAATGGTGCTAATGACATTAAATCTGTAGTCATTCTTTCGTTAACTTCTGTTGCTGTCATGTTTCTGTATTGGTCTAGCGGTCTAAACAAATGATTGAAAAACATTTTTTTAATTTGTTGGTCATGTAATTCAAATACTTCTTTAGCTAGTTGTGGATTACCATTAGGTGCTAGTCTTTCAGGTTTACCTGCGGGATTAGTTGCTCTCCATCTAATAAAAGCACCTGCACGACTACTCATACCGCTAACACTATCGTCATCAGGTATAAGCCATTGTGGATTAGAATGTTGTTCCGCCGCTACTAACATAGAACGATATATAACATTAGTTCTTCTAGCTGTACCTAATACCATACTCATAGGAGAACGACCATATATTTCTTCGTTACCTACCATAAACCTAGATACTTTATATGGATTAAAATCAAATCCACTTTCTCTAATTATTTCTTTAGAGTCACGACTAACATGATAAGAACCAAAAGGTTTATCTATTGATTTTTTACTACCATATTTAAAGTCTTCTCTAGGTGCTACGTATTGTACAAACTTATATTTATTAGGTTTATTATTTTCTATATCGTTTAAAATTTTATCAAGTTTAGCTTCTTTTATAGCTTCTATGCCAAATTTTTGTAATACTTGTCTACTTGTAAGTGTGTATTCTCTAGCTATAGTATCTACTTCGTGTAAGTAATTTTCATCTATTCTTATTTCATCTATTAAATAGTTTCTAAATTTTACACCTCTTTTTTCATCTTCTTGTACAGATAAACAATTTGTACCAAAACAACCTAAAGATAATAATGCCTGAAACTCTTCTTGTGAAAAATTAGAATTAATTAATGTTTCATGTATAATTCTACTTACTCTTTCAAAGTATGTAGATACTTCTTTTTTATTCATCATTTCAGGTAATGGATGTCTAAATTTTGCCCATACAGTATTAGGTGGAAACATATGTGAAAATAAACCTGAAGCAAAAGCATAGTTAGCTTCTATACAAGTATCTATCATACGTTGTGGCGGTTTCTCTTGTCCTGCTACACGAATACGATTAATGTTA